TCTAATTTTTCTGTTTGATTTAGTTTGCGTTCTCTTGCTTCATCTTCTGGGGTAGATGGTGTAAATGCACCTGCTTCTATATTTTCAGTAACATCTCCTATAAGTTGTTTCATAGGTTCATATACTTTTTTAGCACCACCAAAACCAAAACCATATTCGCCTGTTTCTAAGAATTTAATATCTTGTTGAATATTAGCTCTTGTGCCTGATAGCCAACCTGCACCACCTATTGGCATATTTTCTAACATACCTTTGTATTGACTTATTAATTTATTTGCATTTTCTGTTGTAATACCACCCATCTCTTCAAGTGTTTTTATAACTTCTCTTTGTCTTGGTGGTAGATTTGTATTACCAAAAAAGTCTCCTTGTTCATTTCTGCCAGTTGGTACACCTTCAAGACCACTTTGATTTTCGTCAATTATTTGTCTGTTGATACCTCCGTCTTGTTCACTTGAAGGATTTATTAATTCATTCATATTTTCAAGCAGTTGGTCATCATATTTTTTCTTTAATTCTTTGTATTTATTGTTAATAGCTTCTTGTCCAACATCTCCTGACTCTAATTTCCATTCTCTAAATTCTGTTTTAAATCCTTCAAAATTTAATTTTTGCAAGGCAAGTTGTTTTTCTTTATTGATTTTTGCGTATATTTGAAATTTTTCGTCTGTCTGTAATATGCTTTTTGAATGATCGTTATAAATAGTAAAATAACTATTTAAAGGTTCTAAAAGTCCTTTGTCAACAGAACCAGTAAGAGCCATCAATTTATTTAATCTACTTATATTAGCAGGGGATTTATTGGTTCTTTCATCTAAAAACCAACTTACTACTGCTGTTCTTGCGTCAGCTAAAGTATCATAGACATTACCAGAAGTAACATTTTCAAGAATAATTGCATATCTTTCTAAAGTATCTCCATCTAAAGCTTCTACATTACTATCTATTTTTGATGCTAGTAATGGATTATTAATTTTTAATTCTTCAATAAGACGATTAGCTTCCTCTCCTTCCCCTGCTTGAAAAAGTTTTGCAGCAGTAAACATTCCATCAGATAAGTTTTTTTCTTTAAGTCTTTTTATTTTTGCTGCATCTCTACTGTCTTTGCTTGCAGTATAAGATTCTACTTTTTCTAATAGCTCTAATCTTTTATCTATATAATCTGGGTGGTTTGTAAGATTAAGGCTTCCACTACTACCATAAGGAAATAAATTTATTGAATCAAATATTTTTAAAGCTATATCACTATCTCCTGTTTGATAACCTATTTCTCTTGCCTTGTCAGCAGCACTATCAAGAATTGTTTTATTTAATTTTGATCTTTCTGTTGTTGATAAACCTAATTTATTTATATCGTTTTCAAATTGATTTATAGAACTTAAAAATAAATTAAATTTTTGTTTACTAAAATCATCTGCGTTGGGATTAAAAGTATTTAATTCAATTAATGAATGAGCAAGTCCAACTGCTTCTGTATTTAATCTATCTACTTGAAATGCCTTATGTTCTTTTAAATGAAACTCATTCATTGTATTAGTCGCATTGACTAAATAAGGCATGAATTTTTTTGAAAATGTATCTTCATCTACATCTCCAAGTAAATCAATAACTTTATTTTTTTCTGTACTAAACCAGTTTTGATATTCTTCTGAATCTAAAGAAAAATTTGATAAAGGTATGCCATCTATATCTGTTGATCTATATGAATTTTTTAAATTTGTTTCAATAGTACCACCTAAAATTGTTGCTTTAGTTCTTCTATAAACCTTATCGTAAAAAATATTACCACCTATCATCTCGTTGGATTTTAAAAATTTTGTTGTTTCTGCAAAATTTTCTGTTGAATCATCTAAAGCGTCATTAATAGCTTTTGATGCTGCTGCATCTGCTTCTTTTTTTATTTGTAAGCCAAGATATTTTTGTAAGCTTGGATTAACAACTTTTAAAATATCAGCTAATTCTTCTGTATTTGTTTTTGGTAATACTCTTGGCTGTTGAACAAAAGTTTCTACTGGTGCAGCAGAAGAACGAAATGCAGTACTTTGAAAACTATTTGTCATTTAAAGTCCACTTGCTATTCCAACATAAGATTGCAAACCACTAGATGCAATACCTAATAGTGTTTGCCCTAAACTTGGTATTTGATTATATGCTTGATTAATATTACTTTGTAAAACATTTCTTCTGTTTTCAAACTCTGCTTCTGTTGCCTGTATTGATCTTAAATGTTGTCTTCTCGCAGACTCCAAAGTTTGATTTACCGATTCTCTATAGTTTGCAGCTTGTCTTTCTGTGTCCATTAATAATAATCCTATGGTTGTACCTGCACGTTCTGATGCAATTATAGCTCTACTAGCTTGCAAAGCTTCAATGTTTTTTGCAAACATATCTTGTGCAGCAGATTTAGCTTCTTCTGATTGTCTTTCTTCTAATGCTTGTTGTTTCAACCTTTTAGCTGCTTCTGCTGATCTATTTTCTAGTAATGCAGATTGATATGTTTGATCTGCTCCTTGCTGTGCAGCAGCCCTTCCTATAAACGCATTGGCAGCAGTAAGTCCTAGCCCAATGTTAAATGCTGTTGCAGCAGAAATACCTGCTCCAATTTTGGCTGTACCAAATAAAGCAGCACCAACACACATCTAGGTAATCCTCAGAAATTCGTAGAAAGGTTTTTTTTGATAACCATAACTCTCATGTAGTTTTACAAATGTAAACCCAAGAGCTTTTAACCATTTTATAGCAGAAGTATTTT